CTCTACCCGATCCTACACGATCAAGCCAACCCGGAGATGACCAGCTTCGAGTTCCGCGAGCTGGCCATGAGCCACGTGGCCGGCTGGGGCAATGCCTACGCCGAGATCGAGCTCGACGGCAGCGGCCAGGTGCTGGCGCTCTGGCCCTTGCGCCCGGACCGGATGCGCGTTTACCGCGTCCGCCTCGAGGGCCGCTCCGAGCTGGTCTATGTCTATCGGCTGCCGGACAGCGTGGACATCCCGTCTAAGACGCTTCGTGAGTACCAGGTGCTGCATGTCCGGGGGCTCAGCCCGGACGGCATCGTGGGCTACTCGCCCATCCAGCTGGCGCGCCAGGCGGTGGGCCTGTCGCTGGCGATGGAGGAATACGGGGCCCGTTTCTTCGGCAACGGCGCCAATGCCGACTTTGTGCTGGAGCATCCCAGCCAGCTCAGCGACGACGCGCTGCGCCACCTGAGGGAATCCTGGGAGGAAGATCACCTGGGCCTGGAGAAGGCGCACCGCATGGCCATCCTCGAGGAGGGGATGAAGATCGAGAAGATCGGCATTCCGCCCGACGACGCGCAGTTCATCCAGAGCCGCAAGTTCCAGATCAACGAGATCGCCCGCATGTACCGCATCCCCCCCCACATGATCGGCGACCTCGAGCGCGCCACCTTCTCCAACATCGAGCATCAGGCCATCGAGTTCGTGGTGCATTGCATTCGACCCCACCTGGTGCGCTGGGAACAGCGGCTGCGCCGAAGCCTGTTCGCCCCGGAGGAAGCCAAGACGTATTTCCCTGAATTCCTGGTGGACGGGCTGCTGCGGGGAGACGTCCAGACGCGGTTCGCAGCCTACGCCACGGCGCGGCAGAACGGCTGGATGAACGCCAACGAGATCCGCGAGCTCGAGAACCAGAACCCGATCGAGGCCGGCGACGTCTACCTGGTGCCGTTGAACATGATCCCGATGGGCAGCCCCTCGCCGGCGACGACGGAACAGGCCCGCGGCAGCTTGCCCCCGGGCACGTCGCTGGTCCCGCTGAAGGACTATGCCCGGTTGATCGGTCGGCAACCGTTGCTGGAAAGTGGAGGCAATGGCCGCGCCAGCCAGGCCAGCGAGAAAAAGCGAGCGGCCCGCGATCGGCTGGCCATCGCCAAGTCGTACCGCCATGTCTTCCAGGATGCCGGCGAGCGGGCCGTGAAACGCGAGCTGCGGGAGATCAAGCAGGCGGCACAGAAATACCTGGCCCAGCGATCGCACGTGGCCGATTTCGAGGAATGGCTGCGGGGCTACTACCGCGATTTCCCGCAGGTGCTGAGCGAGTTGTGGTCGCCGGCTTTCTCCGCCCTGAGCGAGGCGGTCCAGGCGCTGGCGGCGCGCGAAGTAGAGGCCCCGGTCGGCATGACGCCCGGACTCGATGAGTGCCTGCGCTATCACGTCGATCGGTCGGTGGCGCGCCACGTGGGCCTTTCGCAGACCCTGGTGCTCCAGGCTCTGCGGATGAGCGAGGGTGCGGCCGATACCGTGCTCGAGGCGCTCGAGGATTGGCCGGAGCGGCGCCCGGCAAGTTTTGCCGCCTGGGAGACGATCCGCACATCCAACCTGATGGCCAAGGCCACGTGGTTCTACGCCGGCGCCGAAGGCCTGGAATGGATCCGCCTCGACGAAAACCCGTTCTGCGCCTCGCTCGACGGCCTGGTCATTGAGATGAGCGACAACTGCCGAGGCACCCACTTTGTGATGGAGGGCGAGGAAGTCCCCGGCCGATCGGACAATCTGAAGCCGACGTGGAATGTCTCGACGCCCCCGCTCTTCGAGGGCTGCGAGTGCCAGATCGCGCCGGTCATGCCCGAGAAGAACGGGCGGACAGCGCGCCTCCCTGGCGACGAAAGGGGAACGATGGATTACTCCGAGGTGATTGCCCGGGCGCTCACCATGCAAGCCGAGGCGCTGCGATCGCTGGGCCAGATCCTTGAGAGGACGCGGGGCCCGGAGATCCGCTTCGACGTCGATCACATGACGCAGACGCACGCGCCCGAGATCAACGTAGCCGGGCCGGACATGCAGCCGGTGGCGGACGCCGTCGAGCGGGCCATCGGCGAGATGGGCGAGGCGGTCGGCAAGCTCGAGCTGCCCGCGCCGGTGGTTGAGGTCAAGCCCGAGATCCGGGTGACGCCGGCGGAAACCAAGATCTTGAAAATCACTTCCCGGCATGAGAGTCAGAGAGTAGTTCGCGACAAGGACCAGAAGCTTGCTGGGACCGAGACGGACGTGGAATACCAGTACGAGAAGGAGTAGATCATGGCTGGATCCAAGACGAACTATGCCGAGCAGAAGCTATTGGATCTGCTGATGGGCAATCAGTCGTACACACCCGGAGCGAACTCCGTCCTGGCGCTGTACACCGTAGCCCCGGGGGAGACAGGCGGAGGCACCGAAGCGAACTACGCCGGCTACGCTCGAAAGACCGTTACCAACGATCTGACGACCTGGCCGTCAGCCAACCCGAAGTTGAACGGCATCGAGTTGGCATTCCCGACCGCTACCGGGGACCAGACGGGCAACATTGTCGGCGTCGGACTATTTGAATCGGCCGGCGTCAATATGATCGCCTATGCCACGCTGACCACGGCGAAACCTGTGCTCAATGGTGACACGCCGCGGTTCCCGGCCGGCTCGCTGAGCTTCTCGGAGGACTGAGAGCAAACCAAGATAGGGAGACAATCCTGTGGCAGACCTAATTGATCGTATCAGCGGTGCCGACAAGCCCCGCAAGATTAACTTACATAGGTGGATTGGCGTTCAACGACTCTACACCGTCGGCGAGTGGACGCGTGCGCAGATCGCCGCGGAGTTCGGCATCACGGGGAATCCCGATGAGGAACGCCAGGCCATACAGATCGCCGACAAGATTGATAGCTTCGGGGGAACCAACGGGCAACGCGATAAGGTGATCTACCTTGGTCGTGTCGAGGGCGTCATGATGTGCGTCGAGGATTACACCGACAGGCTGTACCACGACGTGGCCGGGGCACTGAACAAGGCGAAGGTGTTCGAGGACTTGCAGATTGCGGGCTAAGGCATGGATGCCAAGGTAGGCTCATTCAACTCCGGCACAGGAGCGCTGAATAGCACCCAGGAGATCACGATTGGCTTCCAGGCCAAGGTGATCTTCTTCTGGTGGAGTGGGCGCGCCGAGGCTGTCGATACATGCGGTGGCGCCACTCATCGTCGCGGCTTTGGCGTGGCGACGAGCACGAGTTCCCGCTTCTGCGTGGACACACGTTCAGTAGACGCGGGCTCTTCCTCCGTTGGATCATGCTACAAGCACAATGCCGCCTGTATCATGGCCCACACCGATACAACGGTAGATGGGCTGATTGACATCTCTGCCATTGGCTCAACCAGTTTCACTCTGATCGTCGATGATGCAATGCCCTACGATCTGCGTGTTCACTACCTAGCCCTTGGCGGAAGTGATATTGTCAACGCGGCCTGCGGATCGGTCGCGGCAGATGCTTCTTATCGCTTCAGAGTATCAGGACTGGGCTGGCAACCAAATCTTGCCATGCTCATAGGCAATGAATTCGGCACTGCCGCCCCCGCCGGAAGTAACACCAATAGTATCTTCGCCATTGGGGCGGCGACTAGCGCGGCAAATCAAGCCACCCTGTCAGGTGGCGAAGACGATGCCTCATCAACTATGGATACCGCGGCATGGTGTACTGATAACCAAATGTTCGCCACACTTGCGGCATCGGTGGGAACATCGATTAGTGCTCGGGTAGATTTTTCTTCTTTTGACGCGGGAGGTTTCACGACTGTTCAGGATACGGTTGGTTTCGCGGCCGGGTCTGAGGTTTTCTATATCGCCTTGAACTGTACCAATGTCATCGTCGGCAATTCCCTAACCCGCACAGATGGCAATGACATCACTGTAAGTGGCCTCGGATGGAAGCCCGCCGCGGGCATGGTCGTCTCCCACTGCAAGGCCGAAAGTTCTGGCACGACGCTAAATCGCCACGACGAAACCAGCATCGGCGCGTTCACCAGCGCAACTGAGCGTGTAGCTCACGGTGTCAGGGACACAGATGCCCTCGCCGATAGCCAGGTGACGACCGCCGTCGAACACGACGCAGTGTACGTCAACATGAATACATCCGATGCCGTTGAGGGGCTGATGGATGTGAAGTCGGTAGATGCTGACGGCGTCACGTTCGTGATGGATGACACAGATCCGTCCGCGGCATACTTCTGGTACATCCTGTTTGGACCGGCGGCGGGCGGTGGTGGATTCGTTGATTTGGCCGCCAATCTCGCGGGCGCACAACTTGTCGCGGCAGCCCTTGCGGTGGCCCGAGTATTGGAGGCTACATTCTCGGGGCTTACCAACATTGGGGCCGCAATGGGCGCGTTGCGCTCATTGGCGGCGCAAGTCTCCGCTTCAACTAGTATCACGGCGGGTCTGGATCGCCTGATCAATCTCGCTGCTGGCGCTGGCGGCACCACAGGGGCTGTCGCGGCAACCGATATCCTGCGAAACCTCGCTGCTGAGATTGCTGGCGTGAGTGCGGCGACAGCCGAGATGGATGTCGGCCGCGTTCTATCGGCAGCGGCCGCTGGCGCAATGGAGATCACGGCTGATTTGACCGTCGAAGGCGGCGCATTTGTCGATCTGGCCGCGGTCCTGGCGGGCACGCAGGTTGTCACAGGCAATCTGGCCATTGCACGAGCTCTTGCGGCGGCTATTGTGGGTGTGGATACGATCAGCGCGGCCCTGGGAATGGCGCGGGGCCTTGGGGCATCCATCATTGGTGGAGAGACCATCGCCTCGGCGCTGGGTGTCCTGCGTGGCCTCACCGGTGAAATTGTTGGCTCGGAGACAGATACCGCCGCGTTGGGGATCTTGCGCAGCCTGGGGGCAATCATCGCTGGCGAGGAGGTTGTGGTCGCGGGGCTTGAGCGCCTCGTCAATCTGGTGGCTGGCGCCGAGGGAGCCACTGCGGCCGCTGCGGCAACCGAGATCCTGCGAGGCCTGGTGGCCGAGATCGCCGGCGTCGATGTAACCACAGCCGAGGTTGCCGTTGCCCGTGCTCTATCCGCAGCGGCGGAAGCCGCCATGCAGATTACGGCGGAACTGACCGTCGAGGGCGGCGAGGGGCCGCCGGAAGAAAAGCCTCCGCAACCGAGTGTTCCCGGCTGGACCTTCGGCATGGTCGACCGCTACTTCCGGGAGCAGGCCATGCGAGAGGAAGAGGAGGAGGTGGTCGTCGTTTTATGACGGCCGCCAGGAGGAATGCGATGCCGTATCCCAACGAACATTCAGCCAGACTCAAGGATCCGGACGATTTCGCCGCAGACAGCTTCCGGCGCAAGGCAGACGGAACAATCTACGGGAAGATCAAAGTGCCGGCGACGATCGATGTGATTTGGGGAAAGTTGAAAGGCAAAGACGCTCCGGACGATCAGCCGATTCCCCAGGCGCTGCGCTTTCCAACGAAGGATTGGACGGCGAGCGAGGCCAAGGCATGGCTCGAGGAGAACAAGATCAAGTACGTCAGCTTCGAACCCGCCGAGGAGAAGTCGCGCACTAGCCCGCCTCCCGGCATCAAGATCCCGCAAGGCTTCCAGCATCGAAGTTTCCCACTACGCGAACTCAGGGTTGAGCCCGCAGAGGACAACCAGAGGAAGATCGTGGGTTATGCCGCGGTTTTCAATGTCCTCAGTGAACCCCTGTGGGGTTTCCGGGAAAAGATCCGCAAGGGAGCGTTCACCAAGACCATCGGCGAGGCGAATATTGTTGCACTCTTCAACCACAATGAGGACATGATTCTTGGTCGCAACAAAGCGGGCACCTTGAAACTCGCGGAAGATGACATCGGGTTGGCCATCGAAATCCTGCCGCCCGAGACGCAATCGGCAAAGGATCTCATGATCAGCATGGAAAGAGGCGATGTTTCGCAAATGTCGTTCTCCTTCAGAGTCGTACGCGAGGAATGGGATCATCTGCCCGCTGAGGAAATCCGAACTCTGGTGGAAGTGGAATTGCGGGATGTCAGCCTAGTTGTGTTCCCGGCCTACCCGCAGACGATCGCCACGGTGGGGGTGCGCTCGGTGTTCGGGATCGAGATGCCCAAGCTGGCTGATGCCCTCGGCCGACTCGAGGCGGGCACCGCGGTATTGAGTGATCGTGACCTGGTGGGCGACGTGGTCGGCAAAATCAGCCGTTGCCTTCCGGGCGACCACGCCTGCAGACGTCGCGAGCTCGATGCGGCCATGCTGCCGCCGGACCTGGCGCGCCGGCGTGCCGAGCTCGATGCGGCTATGCGGGCGCCAGGCCTGCGGGGCATGCATAAACAGCTCGAGGAATTGGAGCGGGAAGTGCTGGCGGCGAGTCCAGATGACGAGCCAGTCATGTCTCGACCGCGAAGAGGACACGATAGACACTAAGCCCGAATTGGCGGGCGGGGAGATGGGCATGGACACGTTACCCGTGTTGCTGAAACTTGTGAGCGAGGGCGAAAAGTCGCTCATCGTGGATCTCACCTCGATAGCGATCGTGGTGAAGCATGGGGAAGGCGACCTTGAGGTCTGGATGAAATCGGGAACCATGTTCAAACTCACTGGCAAAAACGCCGCTCTCCTCTGGGCGGCGATCGAATCGGTGGCGATTCCAAAATTGCCGGGCTGAAGGAGGAAATGAACCATGCCCGCTCCCGCTGAGACCCTGCGCGTCATCCTCACAGGCAAGGACGAGCTCAGCCCGACCATGCGCCAGGTGCGCGATGGGCTGAAAAAGCTGGGCGTCGACATCACCAGCGTCGTCGCCCCTGCGGCCGCCGTTGCGGGGGCGATGGCCGGCGTGGCCGCGGCGGGCGCCAAGCTATTCGGGGATTGGCAGGAATACACCCTGACGATCGGTGACTTCGCCGCCAAGCTGGGCACAACCACTGAAGAGGCCAGCGCCCTCACCGAGATGGCCGGCGATCTTGGCGTTCCCCTGACGTCGCTGGAAACCGCGTTCAAGAAGATGTCGAAAGAGGGCATCGATCCCTCGATCGAGGGCCTGGTTGCGGTTCGAGAGAGGCTGAATGCCGCCAAGGATCCCGCCGAGAAACTGGCCCTGGCGACTTCGCTCCTGGGCAGGGCAGGCGCCGATCTCATCCCGATGTTCGACCAGCTGACCAACGACGAGCTGCGCAACTACATCGACACGATGGGGGAAGGTCAGGTCGTGTCGCAGCGGGAGGTTGAACTAGCCCGTAAGAACCGCGCGGAGCTCGATGAGCTGGGCGATGCGTGGAAGAATTTCGGACTGGTCGCCGGCGGGAGCATCGCGGAATTAATCTTGCCGCCGCTCGAGCGCCTAACCGGGGTTCTTTCGGGCGAGATGACCGTCTTTGATGCCTGGGCCGATTGGTTTACTACCTCCAGCGTGGCGGCGCTGGCGGGTTGGCAGGAAGCAATCGAGACACATGCTGTCGTGCCGCTGCAGAACGCACGCGGCGCCATCCTGGGGCTGAATGATGAGGAAGTCGTGAAAGTTTTCCCGGACATGGCCGAACGGATCCGGGAAGGGCTTGTCGATCCGATGGACGCGGCTACCGGCAGCATGCAAGATTGGGGCCGGACCGCCATCATGAGTGCCGGGCTGGCACAGCTGTGGGGCGAGGCCATTGCGTTTGATGGGATCTCGGCCGAAGAAACGAAGGGCATGATGGGACTTCTGACCGGAGACATGCGGGCCGAGATGTTGCCCACGCTGGCGGAAGCAATTTCGAACTTCAACACCGCGACTGGCGCGGTAGATGACGTCGGCCGGGCGCTTTCCCTTCTGCCCCCGCTCACCGAGCTCGAGGTGGTCACCTACTTCCGTGAGGTTCATGGAGGTGGAGGATCCTCGACGATCACGACGTCTTGGGGATCGGAGCACGAACGCCGGCAGGAAGGCGGCCCGCTCCCTGCGGCCGCCTGGACGCTGGTCGGCGAGCGGGGCTACGAACTCATCGATCCGACAGGCTACGTCCATCCGCACGAAGAGTCGACGCGCCTGCTCGCCTCGCTGGCCCCCCAGGGCATCCAGGCCGGCGCCGCGGGCGTCATGATCGACGGCCTGGTGGGAGTGGGGGGAGCCTACGAGCGATCCGGGGCCGGGGTTGTCGGAGGCTACAGCCAGAGCACGGCCTATTACGGCGCAAACCCTCCGCCCGTCAGCGCTGGCGGGATCTCCGAAGGCGGCGCAGCCGGCGGATTATTCGATTCTGTGATTGAAGAGGTTCAACAGGCCGCCGCGGCCGAGAGCGCTGCGCTGGTCGCCTCGATCCCTGCTGCTGCAAGCGCCGCTGCCTCGGAACAGGGGCGCACGCAGGTTATCGAGACACGGCGTATCGGTGAAGATACGAACGCCAGGCTGGACAAGATCCTGCGGGCGATTGAGAAGCAGACACGCACGCTGCCGACCATCGTGCGGGACGCCGTCGAGAGGGTGTTGTGATCGCGCCGGGTGAGATGACGCGCGAGCAGCTCGAGGCCGAGGTCGCCGCGTTGCGAGCGACGATCGAGGAGATCGGCAAAGAATGGCGGGAGCTGCATGCTTTGCTGAGCGTGGTGCTTCCGATTACGCCGTCGCGACGTGTGAATGCAGCACGGTTGAACTGATACCGGCTCGCCGCCGCGCCGGGCCCAGCGGCCCACCCGGCGGACGCCCTGCAGGACCCGCCCAGTGCGCGGGATCACCTGCGCCGGCAACTCGAGCTGGCCGACGATCCTGTCCCAGAGGTCCCTCGGTGAAGATCGGGGGACCTCGGAGGACGTAAACTTGCGAAAGGATGGTGAGTCATGAACAAAGGTCCATTTCACAGCCTGGGCGAGCAGCTGCAGGCCGTCGCCGAGTTCTACAAGTCAAGGGGGCGAGATGCGGATCAGCGTCTGTTTGAGCCACGGGCCCTGGGGCTGAACGAGGGCATCCCGTCGGAAGGTGGGTTCCTGGTTCAGACCGACTTCTCGACGACACTGGTCGGCCTCATCCACGAGACGGGCATCCTGCCCGGGCGTTGCACGCCGTTCAAGATCTCCAGCCCATCTAACGGCGTGCACGTCAATGCCATCGACGAAACGAGCCGGGTAGATGGCAGCCGCTGGGGCGGCGTTATCAGCTATTGGCTTCACGAGGCCGGGACAAAGCTCGCCACGAAGCCGAAGTTCCGCCAGATGGATCTGAAGCTCGAAAAGCTGATCGGCGTGTGCTACGCCACCGACGAGCTCGTGGCAGATGCGGCTGCGCTCGAGAGCGTGGTCATGCAGGTGGTTCCAAAAGAGTTCGGCTTCCAGGTCGATCGGGCGATTTTCGAGGGGACGGGCGCCGGGCAGCCGCTGGGGATCCTGGGCAGTGGGGCGCTGATCACCGTCGCGGCAGAAGGTGGCCAGGCGGCCGATACCGTCGTGGCCGAGAACGCCGCCAAGATGTGGGCTCGCATGTGGCCGCCATGCCGGCGCAGCGCGGTCTGGCTCATCCATGCGGACATCGAGCCCCAGCTCGATGCGTTCTCGGCGCCGGCGGTCTACATGCTCGAGGCCCCTTATTGGCGGCTTCTGAAGGGACGACCGGTGATCATCTTCGAACACTCCGCCGCGCTCGGGGATGTGGGCGACATCGTGCTGGCGGACTTCAGCCAGTACTTGCTGGCGGACAAGGATCCCGAGACGGCCACCTCGATTCACGTGGCGTTCCTGACCGACGAGACGACCTTCCGGTTCGTGTACCGGGTGGACGGCGAGCCGATCTGGAATGCGCCGCTCACGCCGGCGAAGGGTAGCAACACGCTCTCGCCGTTCGTGACCCTGGCTGCCCGGTAAACCGGGTACCTGAGTTGCCATCCGTGATGCCCGGCTCTCGCGTCCTGGGAGCCGGGACCGGTCCTCGAGGCAGAAGCTATCGACAGCAGCGGGCAAGTGCCGTGGAAGAGGGGGAATCCATCCGCCGGATGGATTTGAGGGACGACCGACACAAAGCGAACGAAGGCAAGAGCTCGGAGTGGGACAAGCGACGGTAGAACGGGCTGATGCAATCGTGGATCACGCGCCAGAGGCGGCCAGAGCTGTTGCTAACCGAAACGGGGAGGCGCAAGAAGGACAAAGTGAACAGAGCATATACGGATCCTGGATATGCTCGGAAGACGAAGAAAGAGCGAGCGGACGAGACTGGTGTTGGAGAAAGCACTGTTGGTCTGGCCGACTTCATCGTGGATCACGCGCCGATTCGGCACATGCTCCAAATTGGAGCATGATGCGAAGACTGTGGGACCTGGCGGGAGTGGTATGTGGGCGGAGATGGATTGGAGGAGATGATCGAGGCCCGCCGGCGCTGGCAGGGCGACGCGGCGGGCGAGGGGAAACGGAAGTGCCATCGATAATTGTACTGTCTCGTGGTTCTCCCGCAAGAGCTTTCGAGTCTCACGACGGAGGCGATCGATGGCTGAGGTTTATCTTTCCCTCAACGACGTGCGAAGTCTACGCCGGATCCTACGCGGCCGGCCGCGACCGGATGGAGTGCGCCAGGGCACATGGTTTCATCTCGCGAGCCCATCGTCCGATCTTGTCGACGAGTGTCTCCCGATCTCTGAGTTCGTCGCGCTCGGCCGAGCCGAGCCGCAGATTCTGCGAGTCCTCGGCTTTCTCCGCAAGGGCCCCGACAGCCGACGAGCAGGCGCGGGCTGAGTGTGGCTCATGCTGGCGAGGGTTCCGGTCGATGGTCGAAGCGGCGTTGTCGAGACTTTCGACGCCCCTGCACGGTGTGCGGACGCCCGCGCAGGGATCCAGGGCAGGCGAGGCCGGGAAAAGGCCCCTGGCGGGGCTCCTGGCGGTTTTCGACCCTTCGGGGCATCAAACACCGGGGACCCGCTTTCCGCCCCCCCTTGGGCCTCTCCAAAATTTGGAGACGTACATCCTGAGGTGATCGACGATCTCACATGACGAATGCGATAGCGCTTCCCGATCTCGGCTCTGACTTGGAGCGTGCGTTCGACACGCAGCTGCGGCGCCTGGGTCCGGATCTGCCGGCGCCGGAGGCCGGCTATCGCGTCATGGTCAAACGCCGCTGGAAGTTCGATCGAGCCTGGCCGCGGGAGAAGATCGCCGTCGAGCTCGAGGGCGGGCGCTACGGCCGCACAGTCCAATGCCACGAGTGCGGGGCGACAGTCCGGGCGACGCGCGCCGATGGATCTGCCGGCGAACCGATCCGGATCCTGGGCTGGCACGCGCGGGACGATCGTTTCCAGGCTGACATCGAGAAGTACAACCATGCGCAGGCCTTGGGCTGGATCGTGTTGCGCTTCAGTCGCCAGGACGTCGAGAGCCGACCGATCAACATGATCGCTACGCTGCGGCTCATCTTTGCTCTGCGAACATCGGTACTCTCCGAAGAACTTCGGCGCCGGTATGAGGAGCAATGCGAAGCGCTTGTCTGAAGCGCCCGTCTCCTAAGGCATCCCGGATGGTTTTCATCCGCCGCTTTGCTGCGGATCCGCCCGACGAGCTGGCGGAGCACGTGCGGATCGTCTTTGAGCCCTGGCTCGCCGCGCTGTCGCCGGCGGCCGGTGCTACAATCAAAGCGGATCCGAAGCCCACGACAGGTGATCAACATGAAGCAAGCGGGCGCGCTGATCCGCGTCTCGACCTCCCGCCAACTTGAGGGCACGAGCCCCGAGAAGCAGCTCGAGGGCGTCCGGGCCCTGGCCGTGTCGCAGGGCTTTGCGATCGCCGACGTCCACGCGTGGACGATGGCCGAGAGCGGCAACCTCCGGGAGCGGGCCGGTTTCCGTCTGGCGCTCGATGCCATCGGCGCCGGCGAGATCGGCCGCCTGTATGTCTTCAGCATCGATCGGCTCGGGCGCAACCTGCTCGAGCTCCTGCTCTTTTTGCGCGACCTCGAGGACCGCGATGTCGAGTGCTGGGAGGCGCAGGGCGGGCGACGCCTTCGCTGGGACGACTTCCTTGTCCAGATCGAGGGGGCCGTCGCCAGCAAGGAGCGCCAGGAGATCGTCCGGCGGAGTCAGGATGGCCTGCGTCGCGCCATCTCGGCCGGCAAGTTCTCCGGAGGCATCATCGCCTACGGCTATCGGCTCAATCCCGTCAGCAAGCAACTCGAGATCGATCCGGAGGAGTCGGCTGTCGTGCGGCTGATCTTCGACGGGACGGTCGGCGAACGCCTCAGCACCGTCGAAATCGCCGATCGGCTAAACGGCCTCGGGATCCCGACGCGCTACGCCAAGGACGGCCGCCAGATCCGCCGGGGAAAGCGGGCTCCGGAGCACACTGCTGGGATCTGGCGAGCCGGCCGCGTCCGGAACATGCTGAAGAACCCGGCCTACACTGGCACGTGGGAGTGGGGCAAGCGTTCCAGCAAGCGGCCGCCCTCCGATCGCATTGTTGGAGCCTGCCCGGCCATCGTTTCCGTGGAAACGTTCGAGGCCGCCGCCCGTGTGTTGGCTGTGAATCGCTGGCGGCGCGAGCGGCCGGCAGACCGGCCTTACTTGCTGCGCGGGCTGATCCGCTGCGGCGACTGCGGCCTGACGTATGTCGGCTCGGCCTCGCATGTCGCCGGCGGGAAGGAAAAGCGGTACTACCGGTGCAACGGGGCGACGCAATGGCACAAGCTCGGGCGGGCGAAGTGTCCGAGCAAGAGCCTAGTCGCCGGCGAGCTCGAAGCGGTCGTCTGGGCCGACATTCAGGCCTTCGTGCAGCGTCCGGAGGTGGCGCTCGAGCAGCTGCGGGCGGTCCGGGCGCCGCTGGACGCGACGCTGGGGGAGCGCCTGGCCGAGATCGATCGCGAAATCCGCGAGCTGCATCGGCGCGAGCGCAACGTCATTCGCCTGGCGGCCGAGAGCACGCAGGCCGATCCCCGGGCCCTCGACGATGTCCTGGGCGAGATCCGGGGCTCGCTGGCGTCCCTGGAGGCCTACCAGAGCCAGTTGCGGGCCCGGCTGCAGGCGGGCGAAGCCCTGGAGCGGGAGCTCTTCGGGGTCGCCGAACGCCTGAGTCGGCTGCAGCAGGCTATCGACCAGGCCGACTTTTCCCAAAGGCGACGAGCGGTGGAAGAGTTGGTCAAGGGCATCGAGGTGGCGACTCGGGTCGAAGATGGGCGCAAAACGCCCGTGGTCACCATAACTTACCGCTTTGACGACCTGGGTGGCCCCCCGGTGCCCACCTCGGGGCTGTTCTCCGGGGAGCTGGACCGCACGAGTGAACTTGCGCACGTACTGACCGGAGCGATGGAGATCACCCGGGAATGGGGGCCCGGTTGGCGGGATCGGGCAATTGGCCCTTGACAGGTGACGCAACATCTGTTACGCTGTAGGCAGAGAAGCGAAGAACGGGCCGATCAGCTGCAGTGAACAGCGGACCGGCCCTGAGCCTCAGCGCTGAGGAACCAGCACCAAGGCCTGCCCTATTCTAGCCCGGACTGCCGCAGGCGGCGACCTCAGCAAGAGGCGCCGCCTTTTCGCTATCCTGGGGAGGATGCCATGTTCCACACATCTTTGCGGATTGTCCTTTCAACCGAAGCCGACGACTGCAATGCGTTTGACCGCCGCCGGGTTGTCCGGGCCCTGGCCGACGCCAGGCGGGTCCTGGAGGACCGCACCAACGGGGACAGCTTCCCGCCCCGGGGCGAGGCGGTCAACCTCCTTGTCGACTTGGCCAGGCGGCTGCGGCTGACCGCCTTCGAGATGATCGACGCCCTGGGTGCCCAGATCATGGACGACCGGGCCTGGGAGGCTACACTGCCCGTCAACGCGCCGCCCGCCGAATTCGCGACCTGGTGCGCCGAGCATGAGGGAAAGGACGTCGGCCCCCTCGATCTGGGAAGTGTCGACGTGCAGAGGCTGCGATGAACGACCTCGGCAACTGGCTCGCTCAGCGCCAGGATCTATCGGACTCAACGAGGATCCAGTATTCGTGGTACCTCCGTCGATTCCTGGACTGGCTGCAGAGCGAAGGCCTCACCGTTGATGACCTCGACGCCGCGGGTTTCGTCCGCTGGCTCGACGCTCATGAGTGGAGCCGGGCCTCGCGCCGCCTGGCGGTGAACGCCATGCGCTCGTTCGTCCGCAGCCGGTTCGGGCCTGACCATCCCGCACTGAAGGTCCGTCTGCCTCGAGTGCTGCCGGCGCCGCAGCGCACGCTGACACAAGACGAGACGGCCGCCCTGCTGCGGGCGCTCGAGGTCGAGGATCCCGGGGACATCGCCAACGCGAAGCGAGTCCGGGATCTGACGCTCATGTCGCTGCTGATCGACACCGGCTTGCGATCAGGGGAGGTTTGCCGGCTGCGGCTACGCGACGTCGACCTGGAGAAACGGACCCTCACCGCGCAGGTGAAAGGCGGCCGATGGGCTCAAGGCTATTTTTCCGTGATCACCCGGATCCGGCTCCGCTATTGGATTGCCCTCCGGAGGGATCTTGCCCGGCCTAGCGTCGAGGCGCTCTTCGTGGGCCTGGGCGGTTTGACCCCAGGGTGTGGCATGACGGTTTGCGGCCTGCGGTCCGTGTTTCGCGAACTGGCCCGCGAGCTCGGGCTCAATCCCTTCAGCCCCCACGCGTTGCGTAGAACATTTGCGACGCTGCTGATTAGCAATGGCGCCTCCTCCAGAGTGACCCAGCTCGCCGGCCGCTGGTCCAACATCGGCATGGTTGAAACGTACACCAGGAGCCTGGCGATCGAGACTGTGGATCCTTTCCTGCCGGCGGCGGTGCTTTGGACCAAGCAGCGGGAAACTGCGTAACCACGGAGGCACGCGTGAAGGAGAAGATCGGGAGCGATCCGGCAGTTGATGTTGCCGTTGCGATCGCCCGGATCCGTGGGTGGCTCAGCGATTGCCGCCCCGGGGCGGTAAAACACGGGGACCGCATCGAAGAACTCTTGCGAGCAGCATCCGGCCAGGCCGACCACGTGGCCCGGCCGGATGCCGATTCGTTATCAGCGGAGGCAGGGATGAAAGAAAATCTGGACAAGCTCATCTCGCTCAAACAGGCCGCCGGCATCGCCGGCGTGTCGAGGATCTCGATCTGGCGGTGGATCCGGGGCGGCACACTGAAGCATGTCGAGGTCGGTGGCAAGCTCTTCGTGCGCCGCGCCGATCTCGACAGGGCCTTGCGGGCTCGTCGAGGTGGGCACCGAGCATGAGCGCCGAGACGGCGATCGCCGTCATCCTGGCCCTGGTTGTCGGCTATGCGGTGGGGCAGTTGGCAGCGAAGAGGAAATCTCCATCGGGCACTGGCCTCCTGGTTCGCCTGGGGGCCGAGCCATCAGTGGATCCCGGGCTGCTCGAGGAGATGCGCGAGGCGCTGCTCGTGATCGAGGCCCGCCTGCAGCGGGCCCAGCGCGCGCTGGGCGAGATCCATCGCGGGGAGCGCGGTCGCTGAGTCCTCGGCGGCGGATGTTCGCCCCACGCGCGCGAGGGGGGGGTCTTCCGAACGTGTACCGAATCGGTATACGATGGTTCGCCCCACGCGCGCGAGGGGGGGGCTCATGCCCGGTTTCCGGCTATGTCGGGAAGACGAGTTCGCCCCACGCGTGAGGGGACAACCCAATTGTTGGGTCGCCGGCGGGTGGCGCTCGGCCGTTTCCCGGGAAACGCGATGATAGAATACCGATTGAAACAAGTCGCCGGCGAGGTAGAAGCCTCCCGGCGACGGCCAGCGCGGCGATGCGCGCGGCGATCCCAGTGTAGCACAGATGGGCCGCTCGCAGAAGTCGCAGGCGGCCCGTTCGATTGCGAGGTGCTGCATGGGCTTTATCTTTGTCGAGAAAGTTGCCTACGATGTCCTGGCGGCTGCAGTGGATGAATGCCTGGAGACATTTATGCCCGGCGTCGTAGAGTATCAGGTCGAACGTCAGACGCCTGGCAGCGTGACCTACCGGATGAATTGTCGACACGGGGATCTCGGCACGCTGGTGATACGAAAGTTGTCGGCGACGTGCTCTCAACTGGACTTCAGCGGTCCGCCGAAGGATAGGGTCGATAGGACTGCCGCGCGGCAGTGGTTATGGGACCCACTCATCCGGGGATTCTTCGCTCGGCTCCGTAAGGAGGAGATCTGGACGGACGAGAACCCGCCCACTGTGCCTCCCAAGCCGCCACGTGGTCGGCCCCGAAATCAAAACGATGCTTGGGCTGTGCAACAACTCAACGAGGGCAAGGATCCTGGCAAGACAAAGGCTTTGTGGAGCATCATGAACGAAAAAAGCGAAAGAAAGCTGTCGGACAAAACCCGTACCTGGGCACGGATTTTGAAGCGGCAGAAAATGCACTAACGTTTTGTCACTATTACTGCCTAAGGTTTTGTGAGATTCTGGGGCTGCCATTGAATGGCAGCCCCGTTCTGTTCCTGGAATCAGACCGGCTTTTCTGAGGAGGGCATGTGTCCAAAAAGACTGAGACCCTACAAACCGATGCCAGCTCGCGTCTCCGCGCGCTTCTGGATCAGGAGATCGATCTAGACCGACGGCTGGTGGAGCTGAGGGCCCAACACTTCGTGGTCGACCTATCGGCGCCTGGCGCGTCCAGGCGCGCGAGCGAATTGCGCGGGCAGATCAAGGCATTGGAGGAGAGCGCGTGCGCGCTTGTCCCGCAAATCTCCGCGGCGAGAGATGACTTGCAAGCGGAGGTCTCTCACGAGCGCGACTCTCAACTCCTCGCCCTGCGAGGTGAAGAGCCGGTTCGGCGCAAGCCGATCGTCGCACTCGTGAGAGAGTTGAAGGCAGCCCTGGAAGTTTGGCGCGCCTTTTGCTTGCGCGAGGCCGCTCTGGGAGGGCAGCCATTCTATGTCGTGCCCGGGCAGCTCGAGGCAGGTATTGAAATCGCGCTGGCCTATTGGCGCCAGGCGGTGCCCGAGGAGTTGGGCCTACCACCGAAGCTGTCGCGGCACGAAGAGCTTCGAGCCGACGCCGTGCTCCAATGTGAGAATGCGATTGAGATTTGGCGCGCCGCGGATGAGCGTTCACGCACTGCAGGCAACTCCAACTTGCGGTCGGCCAACGCTCGGCGCGCAGCCGAATTCCTTCGAGGCGTTGAGCGGACCCAGGCACGCTGTCGAGACCTTGGAATTGCCGTGCCTTCTGGCGGGCTGGGGTTGCTGCAGGCGCTAGAGAATCTTGCGCGCCAGGCGGTGGATGGACTCAAACGCGAACCCGCATCTGTCGGAGGCGCCGAGGGCGAAATTCCTGAAGCTCTGGCTGCTGCCGATCGCGCGGAAACATTGAGGCGGTGAGGCGGATACGTGGCTGGCAGTGTGGATCGGATCCGCGGTGTGACACAAGGTCCCGCGCCGCGAGCGCGGAAAGGCGGCGGCGCTGCTCATACCTCGACAGTGGCCTATCGGGAGGCGATTCTTTCGGGCGGCAAGCGGACGCAGCGCGACCGGATTGTCGAAACGCTCAAGGCCTCGGGTGTGCCGTTGACACGGCGGCAGATATCGGGAATCACAAGGATCTCGATCAACGCGACGTGCAGCGCTGTTTTCTCGTTGCTGCGCGACGGCCTCTTGTGCGTGGCCTATGAGGATGAGGACTTGGGAACGAGGACAAAAGCACAGTTTCTCGAGGTGACGTCGCCGGCGCCGGTGCAGCGAATCTTTGCCTGGCCGAAGATGGGCGGGGAGCCGAGATGAGCGGGTCGCGCTTGATTGACGAATGGGGCCACTTTACGGCGATGCCGGAGATCGTCATCCAGCGCTGGGCAGAGCTGGGCACGGATGCCATCGCGATGTTTCTGTACCTTCGCTACAGGACGAATCGGGAGAGACGGCATCCGCTGGAGGGCTGCGCCTGGCCGGATCTTGACACCATCGGCCAAGAGACAGGGATGCACTATCGGCGCATTGGGCCGGCGCTCAAGATCCTTGAGAAGGCCGGCTTGCTGACCAGGGAAAAGAGGTTCGGCCGTTCCGTCGTTTACACCCTCCAGAGACCCCCAGATCTAGGGCTGAACAGTCCCTCCACCATTGGAGGGACTGAGGAAGTGCATAGTCCCTCCACCGTTGGAGGGACAGTCCCTCCACCGTTGGAGGGCACAGTCCCTCCACCGTTGGAGGGGGACCTATATAGAGTCTATCCAGATAGAGTCTACCCAGATAGAGACACACCCTCGCGCGGCTCGGGTGTGCGAATCACCCACGACGCGATCCGACGGGCGGTAGCCGAGCATTTTGCAAAGTGCACGGGTCTGGACTTGCCCGCTGTCGAGACAGAGGCCCAGCGCAAGAGTTCCGGCGCCGCCTGGTGGGCGCCAATCCGGGAGATCTGCGAGCTCGTCGACTGGCGCGAAACGGATGCCCAGGCCTTGGTTGACACGGCGATCGCCCGCCTGGGGAAGGGGCAATGCTCGATTGCCGAACCGCGCTCGATTCTCAAGACGGCTCGGGCAATCATTGGTGAGGTCAAGCGCGGTGCTTTCCAGCCCGAGGGGGAGCCTCGAGGTTACGCAGGCCTGCGCGCTTTCCTGCAGCAGTCTGAGGAGGTGGTCAATGTCGGACGCTGAAAGATCAGTTGCTCTCGCCCTGGCTCCGCTCCTGGCCACATGGCCTGAAGAAGAGATGCCTCCCGTTCGCATCCGGGCGTATGTCATGGTCTTGGGGGATCTTGAGCCCGAGCTGCTCCAGGCCGCGGTCGCGCACTGCATCGCAACCTGCAGATTCTTCCCCAAACCGGCGGAGATTCGACAGGCGGCTTTCGACCTGCGCAGCCGCGCCGAGGGGGCGCCAGATCCGATGGCCGGTTGGGGCCAAGTGGTTGATGAGATCGGGCGCGTGGGATCCTATGGCATGCCCTGCTTCTCGCACCAGGTCGTCACCGATGCCGTGCGCCTCGTCGGCGGCTGGCAGCGGTTATGTCTTTCGGAGAACATGGCGAGCGACCGAGCGCGGTTCGTGGAGGCCTACAAGGAGCTGCAGACGAGACGCGAGTCGGATGCCCGGATGCTGCCTGCCGTGCGGGATCTGGTCCTCATGCTGGCGGATGGCATGGGATCGAACCGCCGGATCGCCGCACATCGACGCCCGTGTAGTGTGCCGGCCGACACGGCGCCGCGGGAGACAGAAACGGAATGACCATCCGCGGTCGACCGTTTCCGTGGAAACGGCGGTCCCGGAGGCCAGGGGGGAGGCAAAGTCTACAGATTTTCGACCCCCGAGGACCGGGCGGCAGTCACGAAGACGCGCCCGCGTAATTCGGGTCCATTTTGAATCGAGCGATTGAATGACCAGAGGACGAAGACCTTTGCCGACGAGGATCAAACAGCTCCGCGGAAATCCGGGGAAACGGCCGTTGAATGCCAACGAGCCGTACCTGCCGCGTACGCTCCTCAAGTGCCCACGAGGAGCGTCGGCCAATGTTAGGCGGCACTGGAAACGGTTCGCCATTCTCCTCCACAACGTCGGCGTGCTAACGGAGGCTGAGGGCCCGATCGTCGTCGCGCTTTGCGAAGAGTGGAGCACTTACTTGAAAGCCCGGGCGCACTTGGCGCGCCACGGGTTGGTGGTCCTAAGTGCGGGCGGATCTTACAAGCCTTCGCCGTACATCGGAATCAGCAACGCGGCGATGGCCAACATCCTGAAGATGTTCGGCGAGCTCGGCATGACGCCGGCGGCGAGAACACGTGTCCGCGTCGCAGATCCGCTCCAGATGTCTCTTAACCTTGAGCTTGAACAATTGCTCTGGCGTGAGAAAGTCATCGTGGCAAACCGGAAGGGAAAGGGCATCGATGAGGCGAAATGAATTTCTCCTGGATCTGCGCAACGTGCGCAACGAGGACCTAACGCTGCTGGCAGGTATGCTTATCGGCTGCGCCAGGTGGCCGGTGGATCCGCCGGCGATGGCCGCGACCCTTGAGCAATTCGCGAAAGGTTTGGCGGCTGCGAGACGTCGGAGGCGTGGACGGCCGAGGACGATGCGGATCTGGCCATCGGGGCGCCTGACAGCTGAGGACAGAATCGTCCTCGCAGGGAGTCTGCGGCGCTGGGCGGGGCTCTTCGAGAAAATCGAAGCTGTGGCGTCTTGCCTCGAGGGCATGGCGCAGGGGATCGAGGATTCCCTGCCGGCAGGCGAGAAGAAATCGCGAAAGCGAACGACAGGAGGAAGATGATGAGAGACGGGCGATCAGACCGGCCGCTAGGCGTGAAGATCTCGGAGGGCTTCCAGTATCGAAGTTTCCCACTACGCGAACTCAGGGTTGAGCCCGCAGAGGGCGGCCAGAGGAGGATCCGTGGTTATGCCGCGGTTTTCAATGTCCTCAGTGAACCCTTGTGGGGTTTCCGGGAAAAGATCCGCAAAGGCGCCTTCGCGAAGACGATCCGGGAGGCGAACATTGTTGCCCTCTTCAACCACAATGAGGACATGATTCTTGGTCGCAACAAAGCGGGCACCTTGAAACTCGCGGAAGATGACATCGGGTTGGCCATCGAAATCCTGCCGCCCGAGACGCAATCGGCAAAGGATCTCA